TCGGCAAACGGCCACACATTCGCATTGGGTCCCAAATTCGAGCGCTCGAAAACCAAAGTCGTCGTCGGCACCCAAGTTGACGAGCTCGAGGTCAGGGTCTACCCGGAGCAAACCGATTTGATTGGCGGCTTGCCGTTTCTGGAAGCAGCTTGGCAGGGTCAGCTCGATGGCGCGCTGTTACAGCTCGACCGGGCCTTTATGCCGGCCTATGGCGATACCACTCCAGGAACCGTGGTTCTATTCGCCGGTCGGATCTCCGACATCGATTGCAGCCGTACCGGCATCGACATGAAATGCCGGTCACATCTCGAACTCCTCAATATCCAGATGCCGAGGCGACTGTGGCAGGCCTCCTGCACGCACGTCTTTGGCGGGCCGATGTGCCAATTCGACCGGACGAGCCTTGCTCTGACCTTCTCGGCCGACATCGGCTCGACGCAGACTGTGATCACCAATGCGCCAAGCTCGGCGACCCCATTCATTCTCGGAACGATTACAGGCATAACTGGGGCGAATGCAGGATACAGCCGCACCGTCGACGCATTCGTCAGTGGCGGGACAGTCACGGTCAAGCTTGCCTTTCTCTTCCCCGTAGCGAAGGGCGATCAGTTCCAGCTGCTGCCCGGCTGCGACCGCACGACGGCGACTTGCGCGAATATTTTCAACAATGCGGCGAATTTCGGCGGCTTCCCCTATATCCCGACACCGGAGACGGCGGTATGATAAGCAACGGCCAGATCTGGGTTATCAATCCCGATGGGACGGGCCGCACTCAATTGACCAACGCGCCCTCGCCGTCGAACAACGATGACCCTGCTTGGTCTCCGGACGGTCAAAAGATCCGGTTCAGCACTAACCGAAACGGATCGCAGGCTCTGTGGCCCATGACCGCGGACGGGTCCGACCAGCGAAGGCTCGCGAGCAGCGCTGGCGGCCGGCTGCCCGGAGATGCCGCATGGCAGCCGGTTCGGTAAGGCTCTCAGATGACTATGGATCCGCGCCGCGACTTCGTCGTGGCTGAGGCCGAGAGCTGGCTGCGCACACCTTATCATCACATGGCGCGGATCAAGGGCGCCGGTGCCGACTGCCTAACGTTACTCGCCGAGGTATATGAAAAGGCTGGCGTCATCCCCCATGTCGAGGTGCCGTTTTATCCGCCGGATTGGAACCTGCATCGCGACGCAGAACGTTATCTTGAAGGCGTCACGCGCTACGCCAGCGAAATACCTTATTGCGCCGATAATGCTCCGCCTCGTGGTCGAGCGGCGTCAGGCGAAGCGGCGCTTCGCCGAGAGCCGCAGCCGGGCGATGTTGCCGTGTTCAAATTCGGGCGGTGCTTTGCCCATGGCGCAATCGTCCTCGGCTGGCCCCGGCTGATCCATGCCTGGCACAGTGCCGGGGTCGTTTATGCCGACGCGATGCAGGGCCAGCTGGCCCTCCGTCCGGTGCGGATCTTCGATCCGTTTTCGGCAATGAGCTAGGTGAATCCATGGGAGGCATCCTCGGCGGCGGTTCAAATGCCAAGCAGGCAAAAGCAGTCGGATCTCTACAGTTCCAGACCTCGCAGCAAGGTGGCGTCATTCCCCTCGTATACGGCACGACGCGGCTATCGGGCAATCTCCTCGACTATGACGACTTCACGGCAACACCGTCGTCGAAGACTGGAGGGAAGGGCAAGGGCGGAGGTGGCGGCAAAGGCGGTGGTCAGCAATACACTTATTCGGCTTCGTTCATAATGGGGCTGTGCCAGGGACCGATCGCCGGCATCGGTATCATCTGGTGGGATAAGAACATCACCACATCAGCGGCATCGACTGGTCTCTCATCGACCAACCTCGGCGGCGACAGTCAGGCTGCCGATTCGTTTTGGGTCACCAATCATCCCGCAAAAGCCCTGAGCTATTCCGGGACCGCGAACTTCACTTGCGATAACTGCCAACTCGGCTACACCGCGACTCTCCCGAACTTCTCGGTCGAGATCGAGGGTATCGAGACCGCGTCGGGCGCCAACGGCTATGACGCGAACCCGGCGGCGGTGGTCGCCGACTTTCTGACCAATGCGCGCTATGGCGCCGGCTTCCCGAGCGCCAACCTCGATCCGGCAATGACCTCGCTCGATGCGACTTCCTATCGGAATTATTGCTCTGCCGCCGGCATCTTTGTGTCGCCGGTGCTCGACACGCAGCAGACCGCGCAGCAGTGCCTGGCCGACATCGCCAACCTCAGTAACAGCGCCATCGTCTGGTCGGGTGGGCTTCTGAAGATCATCCCGTATGGCGACCAGCTGCTCACTGCGTCGTACCAGCTCGTGACGTTCGGCGGAACGGTGGCAACGGCCGGCGGCGACACTGTCAGCCTCGACTTCAGCCATCCCGAACTGGGCGGTTCTCTGATCACCGTCAGCTACACCACGAGTGGGAAAGAGCAGGCCTACGCCCCGGTCGGCGCCGGAATGGTGCAGGCTATCCTCGATACTGCCGAGTTAACGGCGCTTGGCCTTTGGGCCGGGGTGATCCCCACCGGGCTGATGATCGCAATGCGGAACGCGACCGCGCAGGGGACTTCATTCGCCACCAGCTCGTCGGGCGGGGTGACAATCGCGCTCGGCGGCACAGCCGGCCCTTTTACCTACACACCGAATACAACCCCGACCTACAGCCTCAACGAAAACGATTACATCGTCCAGCAGTCGGGTGTCGGGGTCGGTAGCAGCGTGAGCCCGGGCGGCCCCGCACTGCGGGCGAGCGCGACGCCGATCACCGGCGGCTTTAGCCACGATCCGCTGCATATCGTGCGGTCGACGCCAGCCGACGCCAACAACTACGTCCAGCTGCAGTGCAAGGATCGTGGCAACAGCTACAATTCGCACATCGTCGAGACCTTCGACCAGGCTGCGGTCGACCTCTATGGTGTCCGGCGCGACACCTCGCTTAAAGCCGAGATGATTGTCGACCCTTACCTGACCGGGGCAGTAGTCGCGCAACTGGTGCTGCAGCGCGCGCTTCTATTCCGCAACACCTATACCTTCAAGCTAGGCTGGAAATACTGCCTGCTCGAGCCCATGGACCTTGTCAAGATTAGTGATGCGCGGCTCGGCGTCGCCCTGACGGTGCGGGTCACCGCCGTCGAGGAGGATGATGAAGGCACGCTGACGATTACCGCCGAAGACTTTTTTGATGGCTACTCGACTGCCGCCCTGTATGGCAAGCAGAACGCCGGCGGCTATGTGCCGAATTGGAATGCTACCCCCGGTAACGCCAATGCCCCGCTGATCTTCGAGCCGCCGGCTGCATTGCTGTCAGGGGATCTCGAAATTTGGGTGGCGGCATCGGGTGGCGCCAATTGGGGCGGCGCCCAGGTCTGGATCTCAAGCGACGGGGGTTCCTATGCCTATGCCGGAACGATCCCGGGCCCGGCGACGCAAGGAACCCTGAGCGCCGCTCTGAGCGGCTATGGCGGCAGCGAGCCGGACACCACCAATACGCTCTCGGTCGACTTGATGCCGAGCCGTGGCCAGCTGCTCTCGGTTTCGGCCGCTGACGCGGCGAACCTCGTCACGTTGTGCTATGTCGGCGGCGAACTCCTGGCCTATCAGACGGCGACCCTGACGACTACCCACCACTACAACCTTGCCGGGCTTTATCGTGGTGCCTACGGCAGCACTATTGGCAGCCACCCGTCTGGCACGCTATTTGCCCGGCTCGACCAGGCGATCGGTCGGTTCCCCTACCCCTCGACGCTGATTGGGCAGACCATTTATCTGAAATTTCCGTCCGCCAACATCGTCGGCGGCGGCGCTCAGAGTCTCGCCTCGATACCGGCTTACACATACACGGTTACCGGATCCGGCATGGCGTCGGTCACGACCACCGTCAGTGGTTCCTACACTGGCTCTGCGACCGCCAACCTCGTCATCCAGCGCTACGTCTTCGCCCAGACTGTGATTTTTCCCGCGGGACTGATCGGCAGCCAGGGAACGGCTGGCGTCGCCGCGACCGCGACGACCACCTACCGCATGTCCAAGAACGGCACGGCTGCCGGAACTATGGTTTTTGCCGCAGGGGCGACGACAGCGACCTTTACGATGGGCTCGTCGACAACCTTCGTCGCGGGCGACATCTTGACCGTCGTTGCACCGGCGTCGCCAGACGTGACATTGGCTAACCTCGCCTGGACTTTTGTCGGCTCGCATTGACGTGTTGGATCGACGTCGCGTCGGTCTGGCCGGCTCATCGCGGCTTCGTGTGACTGACAACGACCATTTGGCAACTGCTGCGGCTTTTAGTGAAGGAGAGCTTCCGTGAAACTCGAATCATGGCACAGTAGCGAAGATAAGCGCCGCTGGAAGATCGTGCGCACCGACAACTACACCGATGTAGCGGGCGAGATCGTCACCGCGGACGAGACCACCGGTGAGTGCAGCATGCACGTCGGCGGCGAGACCAAGACGCTGAGCTTCGGGCCCTGCGGAATCAGGATCGTCGGTCGCGGCAGATGATCGATACGGATCCCACCATCATTGGGACCATCGGCACGGTCGTCGGCGTCGTCGTCGGCGCGTTCGGGATATTCCGCTACATCGCCGGGATCAAGGACACGCTCGGCACCAGAATAACGTCCGAGGCCGCCGGGCTTGGCATCAGGATAACTTCCGAAGCCGAGAAGGCCGACACCAAGATCGGCAGCGTGTCGCGGGAGACGCGGCTGCTCATCGAAAAGCTCAGCGAGAGCGAAGCGAAGAGCCGAGGCGAGCTCGGCGGCTCCATGATGAATGCGATCGCCGACATACGACGCGACACCAAGGCGCTCGACGAGAAATTCAACGCGATGCGGGGCGAGATGATCCGCCGGTCGGATCTGGCGGAAACCCGTCAGGAGATCGTGACGGCGCTCGAGCGACAGGATCGCGCCAGGGCCGAGTTGGCCGACAAGCTGGAAAAAAAAATGGAGTCGGCGCGCGCGCGAAAATGACTGATGACTGGCTCTATAGAATGGTGAGAACACGCGGGCACCTCGTCGTGATCGCGTGCTCGGCCGTCCACTACATACAGGCGATGGCTTTACATACGGGCGATGGCTTTGTGGTTCGACCCGGCGCCATGCCTCTGGGCCAAGGGTTGGCATCTTTGCCCGTCGCGAGCAGCGCCGGCCGGCCTTTTTGATTCGGGGGTCAGACGGTTTGTTGCTCCTGCGTCCTAACAGCGGCCGGGGTCCTGGCAACA